ACTCACCTGTGACCACATGACCACTTGGTACAAAACCTACTTATCCCCTACTGGGTCTCCGGTGACCACAGGTCACTTTCCTGTGACCACCCTTGACCTCATAAATAATGGCAGGTTGTGGATGCGAGGAGTGCGGTACCTACGTTGCCAGTAGCACACGCATCATGAACCGATATGGATACATGCCTTATTCTCGATCACGTTACTCATGGAGTTATCGTGGTCGTGCACGACGTGCGCTTGCCGCAGGTCGTATCCGTCAAGTCCGTGCAGCAAACACGATAAAACGTTTTGCTAAGAGGAGATCTTACGCAGTAAGTTCTCCGCCAAGGAAGATGTCAAGGACATCTTCTATGAGGTCTGTCCGCAGCCGATTTAATTCTGGTGATTTCTCGATGGCTCCTTCTCCGGTGCGTAGTGTAAACTACGCACACTATCCGCCCTTTGGAGCTTGGAAGTATTCAAAAAGTCCAAGTCCAATGAAGTTAGATGCTCGGAGTGCTGCAAAGGTAGCGACACCTGTAAGATCGCTAATCAAGAAAGGTACTCCATCTCCAATGCATGTAACGTATGATCGAAGAGCATTTCAGACTCCGAATTTTAAAAGAAGAGTAATTTCGGAGAGTCCGTCTCCAGCTTTGTCACCATTGCGTTCTACAGCCTTACTGGCTGCGATGGATGCGACTACGACTAAAAGTAAAGTAGAATAATCCTCTAGTTTCATAAATTCATAATGCCTTATGCTCGAAGAGTAGTCAGAAGAGCTACACCTCGTTACATTCCTTATCGACGTGTTTATCGCCCAGCCGTTGTTAGAAGGACTTACGTTCGTAGCAGACGATACTAAGGATGAGCGCGGTAGCACATTGCGCAGTATTGCGCAATCCTTTTTCAACAGCGGTGGCAACATGCAAGATTCCGGATGGTAGTGCGGTTCTTTCCAGTTCGTCAAGATTATCACATTCAAAGCATTACAGTTGCACCCAAAATACTTTGTGTATCGCTTTGTATCCTGGGTTCCAGTCCCATATATTTTTAAGTGGTAAAAATATATCTCAGGGAGGTGGTATCATTGGTGGTGATGATGTTGCAAATCCTGATTTGCAGTTATCGTCTCGTACTCAAAAAGAAGGTCCTGTCGGCGCTGGTGGTACTATGACCACAACGCAAAATGCAAACGCCCCTTCAAAATATCGTATTGCTTCACAAGGTTTACGTGTTTCCTTGATTGAAAATTCGGAAAACAACGATGGTTGGTTTGAAGCTATTCGTATCCCTTCAGCCTACGACGCCAGTGATTTTGTAACCTTGGTTTCAACGCTCGATTCAACCTCCCAGTATATGGGTTTGCAAAAAGACAAGAAAATTTTTGGAGGAAATTTGGGTTTAGGAACCGACCCTACATCCATTACGAATTGGTCTATGAATCCTACTTATATTACGGGTAAATTACGCGACATTAATCGACATACGTTTATGTTACATCGAGAAAACGATATGGATTTTGTTGATGTAAATAATACAGCGGAATTTATAGCGAATGGTACAAGCGTATCTTATGGTAAATCGGAGATTACACGTGCCGCCAATCCTTCGGTGTGGTGGGTGGACAGTAATTTGGATACGATTTTGATTCGTTGTTTCGGGTCTATTGTTGGCTCTGGATCTGGAATGTCAGTACATATTCATACAGTACAACATGTTGAAGAACAATTTGAACCGAACAATGAACTAGCCCGTTATATGATAAAGCCACCAGTTAATACTGCACTTACTACGGCGGTGATGAATGCAATTCGTCGCGAGATCAAGCCTAGTATCATCCGTGCGCCTACTGGGGGTGTCTCCGTTCGTTTCTCTCGGACTCCGAGAACATACCGACGCAGGAAGTCGGTTCGTCGTCGTCGTTACACATAAAAAAGATGGCCTCCCGTAAATACAAGTTTTGTGCGAGTTGTTTCAACTATTGCGATAGTTGTGATTGCCTTGGCAATTTAGAAGACCATGAACATATAAATACGTTCGAACGACCAGGTAAGGGAAATGATGATGATGAAGAAATAGATGATGAAGAAGAAGATGATAACCGTAATAAAGGAGGAGGAGAAGTTTGGTATTTTAGAGCACAAGTAGATTTGACTTTGATGGCTGGGGGAAATATGCTCCTTGGAGCTTTGATGACCATGGAAGAAATGTGGACTGATATTCCCCCGGATAACCCATCATTGTATTTGTCAATACCTAAAAGTAGATTTCCTATGGATCCTGTTAATATAGGCGGAAGTTTTCCTAATAAGCCCGAATATATTAAACCTAAATACCCTTGGGAAATACCTTATTTTCAGTTGTCTTATCCCCGGCCTCCGGAGAAGTCTGATGCAGCAATAGCTTCGCAAGCAAAGGATTGTACAAAGGATTGCCTGAAAAGGTTTTCGTTTCGACCTGTTCGATTGGGTATCTGTACAGCAAAGTGTGCTGTAATTGCAGCCGGCAAAAAAGCATTTAACGAGTTTAATGTTAGTTTGGAAGATATTTATTTAGGAGTGCAAAAGACGATAAACTTAGATAATCTTCCTTTGTATATTGGATTAATTCCATTAATAAAAAAGTACACACCCCCAAGGCTGTGGAATGCAGCCGATGATTCGGTTGTTCCTGGCTGTGGATTTCAATGGGTTGAAATGCATTTGATAGATGGGTCAGATCCATCTTCCGATTTTGATTGCTCTGGTAAACTCAGTAGCAATGTCGATGGTGTTGACCAGTTTTGGTCGGATAATCAAAACGGTGGCGATACAAGCGAAACACTAAAAGATTATTATCCAGATGCTAGCGATCCTACAACTGATGTTCGTATGATGATGATGCCTCACGTGCCTCCTCCAGTTCCTCCCGTTGGTCCTCCTAGGTGCACGCAATGGGCGTTAGATCATGGTTTTTGTGATAAGGATGATGATCCACCCCCCTACATACCTCCACCTCCAACGCATGTGGATCCTCCAATTATTGTTGACCCGCCGATTGTGCTTCCCCCTACGGGTACACCTCCGACGGTGCTACCAACGTATGATATAACCAATAATATAAACTTTCCTATGGCTGTTATTCAGTACAATAGCAAAACAAGGGCGGATTGGTACAATTCCGGTTCAACCGGATATGCCGATGATAGGCAACGTCCTCATCTTAATTGGGGAGCGGCAGCTATCCCATTGAAAACGGGAGATGTAATCGATCGAGGTGTAACCTTGGAAATTCCAGAAAACAATTACGAATATGTGGATTGTTTTTTTTATTATATGGCCCATCGTCCTATCGCTGGTAGGGTTTCAATGAGACTTACGTATGTATCTGGTCCTAAGCCTAGTGGAATGGGATTTAAGGTTCACTGGGATAACAGTGTAAAGCCGGGTGATACGCAAACGTTGAGAGGCGATGTAACTACGTTTCAGTTTAATAAGAATATGCCGGCCGGCATTTCGATTCATTCTTTCCGGTTAACTCCGTTACACGTAAATCCTCCAGGATTGCAAAACAAACAAGAATTTAAGTTGGAATTCTTTACAGCTTGGGATAAAGATTGCAAACCAGTGTTTACTCTTGCCCGTGATATTCCATGGGAAACCCCATATGGCGGACCACCGCCTGTTTTCAATGGTATTGGAGTTGTGGATTTTATCGGTAACAACAACAAAGATTGTATAGCAGCACATCCGATTCCCCTTAATCCTATGGTAGGCGGTGTACGTGTTAAACCGCCTACGTTTTCTTGGGGAAATGGAGAATGTATTATTTGCCATAATCAAGATCCAAAGTTGCCTGGCGTTGCTGTACATAAGATGAATAATACGGGAGATGGTGGTATCACCCCTATTAATTCCCAATCATACTTTTTTACATGGGTTAATCCATCAGCAAACGGTTATGGTCAAGGAATAGCACGTATAGATGGAAGTCTAGGTTCATATTATGGTGCATGTAAATCGTGGACTAAATAATTAAAGCTTTTGTAAGCAAGCCATGTCACTAATTGATCCTAACAAGCCACAAGAAACCCCTAAGGTTATTAAAGAGCGGCCCTTGGCCGCCGATACGACGCCCCTTGGGCGTCTAAGCCTCATTCATGTTTTTATCGACAAGATATTTTAAGAGTTCACTGATATCGTCAGTAACTTCCATATTTAACATGATCATTCGATCTAGGGCTTTAATGATAATTCTTTGATCTGGCTTAAAGTTTTCGCACAACTCGTCAACGCTTTTTTCTTCTCCAGAGTCAAGGACGATAGTTGATTTTCTAGATTCAGACATTTTGATTCCAATTGAAATAACAATTTTATGGGAGCAAGATCAAATGAAAGTTTCTTGGCACGAGGTTCTTTAAATGGTGCGTCTGGACAAGATCGTTTCTTAAAGATCTCGGCACGAACTTTTGGAGAATCTTTTTTAGTTTTTTTGGCACGAACTTTTTGTCGTGAAAGATCCTTACCGAATGGTTCAATTCGTTGAGCCATGCTCAATTGCGAAAAAGTAGGACTTTCGGTTTCACTCATATTAAAATTATGAGCGATGTTGTCGAAACAGAAGCAACCGAAGAAAATCGACGACCCGTCCGTCAAACAGCGTCTCAGTACAAAGCATGGTGTTATACGTTTAACAACTACTCAGATGCAGACGTTGAACGTCTTAAAGGGTGTAAAGATGGAATTGAAGTTCACGTGTTCGGTAAAGAAGTTGGCGACTCTGGCACCCCACATCTGCAAGGATTTATTAAGTTTCAATCGCGTAAGCGTGCGATGTTCGTTAAACAACTTATTGGAGGAAACGCCCATGTCGAATATGCAAAGTTCCCTGATGCTGCAATCGAGTACTGCAAAAAAGACCAAGATTATTTTGAGTACGGAGCTCTCATCAAAGCTGGTAAGCGCTGTGACATCGACGATTTCAAGTCATTTATCGCCACAGCTAGAAATGAAAAGAGGAAAATATACGACAGTGAATTACGTGAAGAGTTCCCCAAGCTCTACTGTCGTGCGGCCCGGTTTATGAAGGAATACCGGGATGACAATCGTTGTATCGAACCTCCAAGAGTTCTTCACCCTTTGTACGAATGGCAAAGTAAGTTAAATAGCGAGCTTGCTCGCGAACCTGATGATAGGTCAATTACGTTTATAATAGATGAGCTGGGCAACTCTGGGAAGAGTTGGTATGCGACTTACTACAAGTGGAACCACCCGGAAACTACCCAGATATTTCGTCCTAAGAAAGTTGCAGATATGGCTTATGAACTAAACGAGCGTGTTCGTGTTGTTTTTATGGATTGTGCAAGAGCAAAAGCAGGAGAATATTTACAGTATGATTTTTTGGAAGAGATCAAAGATGGAATGGTATTTTCGCCGAAATACGAAAGTCGTACTAAATATTTATCAAACTGTCACGTTGTGGTTTTAATGAACGAACAACCGGATATGACTAAGTTATCGCAAGATCGCTACGTCATCGTTCGTATTTAAGAACAGATAAAACCCCTAAGTTTCTTTGTCTTATATCAACAGGTCTATCTCTATCTAATCCTTGTCTTCCTGTATTGAGCGAAGCGAAGTGATCAGTACTGAGAACAGGGACATACCAAAGTGTAGCAACCCATCTCTTTTTATATCCCCTCCCGTTATCTTTCGGAAGATTGAGGTTGTCGATGGAAATGACAGCATAAAGAGGTGGAAATAGTTGCGGTATGTCTAAACTATGACGGTAATGTAACAAAGCTTGGAGTTGTTTTTCGGAACTACGAATAACAAAAGGAGCTTGTGTATGGTGGCCGCTGACTTTTTTAACTTCTATGCTCTGATAGAATTGTTTACCGTCTACCATTCCGAGACGCTGGAAATCGATGTTTCGCGCTTTAACTTCACTCGTCGCGATAAGCTGCTGTTCTGGTCGTATACCGAAAAGACGCACATACCAGTCTTCGACTTCGTTCCACGTAAGATTTTTATTGACAGGCCAGCTACCCATACGTTTTGGATAAAATCTAAATGGTATAATATATTGCGTATGGAGCGTCTCGTCTCCAGCAGGATCCATTTCTTGTGCGTCAATGGAAATAGGGTTTTCCGAAGGCAAAGGGAATACCTCCGAATCCAATTCCGGTGTGTACGCCGTGGTAGTGAACCGTGTATCTCCGTAACCCCAATCTGGAGGGGCAGATTTGGATCGACCAAATACAGACAGCAGTCGTCTCGGTGCGATTCCATGATATGGCTCTAGATATCGAATAATGGTGTCTAGATAGATCGCCCACATTTTATGAGCAATAATGGTTTGGACAGGTGAGTTTCATTCACGAATAGGGAGCACTCCCGTTGTTCGTCTAGTATTAC